CGCGCCGAGGAAGCACGCCGAGCAGCCGATCAGGCCCAACGTGCCTGGCACAAATACACGCCGGAAGGCGAGTCGGCATACCTCAAAAAGAAACTGGTCGGCGCGCATGGCGTGCGCTTTTCACCTTCGGGCAACGGCACCATGGCTGTGCCGATGTTGCTCGATGGAAAGATGATCGGCCTGCAGATCATTCGTGGGCCCGGGCATGGCAATAAACCGGCCAAGCAATACTGGCCTGGCGGCATGCAGAAGGTCGGCGCCTATCATCTGATCGGTGGAACGCCTGCCGGCCTGGTGCTGGTGGCTGAAGGTTACGCCACTGCCGCCAGTCTGCACGAAGCAACTGGCCTGCCGGTAGCTGTGGCATTCGATGCCGGATCATTGATGCCGGTGGCCGCTGCTCTATCCAAGCGTTACCGCATGGGAAAGATTCTGATCTGTGCCGATGACGACTACCTGACCGAAGGAAACCCCGGTGTCACCGCCGCACGCAACGCAGCCGTCGCTGTCGGTGGTTCCTATATCGCACCAACTTTTTCCACTGATCGTGACGGAAAGAAGCTCACCGACTTCAACGACCTGCATGTGCTCGAAGGGCCGCATGCCGTCCGCGAACAGATCGAAACCCACCTCCGGGTAATTGATTGGAAGCTTCCACAAGCGCGTGAAACTGCGCCCATGGGGGAGGGGGAAACTGTTGTTAACGGTCGGCGCGCGGCGCTTTCAGTAATGGATCTGCTGGACGCCATTGAGCGTTACGTTCCGCTCGATGACGGTACCGGAAAATATGTTTTCGACCTGTGGACCAACAAGATTGCCCTCAAGGATCAGATGATCAGCCTGCTTCCGGCTGGCGTGCGCTGGGATGATGTCAAGCGCAACAGCACCTGGATCAATCGCGGGGCGTATTTTCTTGATGAAGTTGGCTTCGATCCATCGGGTGATGACAGGATTGTCAAACTCAACACCTGGAAGGGTTGGCCGATGCAGCCGAAAGAAGGCTGCTGCGACCGTTTGCTCGAGCTGATTGCTTACATGTGCAACGGCGAGGCCAATCATCGCGAGGTTTATCACTGGCTGCTGTGCTGGATGGCTTACCCGCTACAGCACCCGGGCGCCAAGATGTCGAGCGCCGTGATCATGCACGGCCCACAGGGCACCGGTAAATCCACCATCTTCCAGACTCTGGCCAAGATCTACGGCGATTATTCGACCATCCTCAACCAGCGCGGCCTGGAGGATAAATTCAACGCCGACTGGTCAGACTCAAAGCTTTTTATCCTGGCTGAAGAAGTCGTCACCCGGGCGGAAATGTGGCACATCAAAAACGAGCTCAAGGAACTGATTACCGGCGAGTGGATTCGCGTCAATCCGAAGAACATTGCCGCCTATCGCCAGCGCAACCAGGTGAATGTTGCCTTCCTGTCGAACGAAAACCAGCCGCTTCCGATTGAAAACGATGACCGCCGGCATTGCGTGATCTGGACCCCACCGCAGCTCACGCCTGAATACTACGATCAGGTGTTTGACGAACTTGAACGCGGCGGCGTTGAGGCCTTTTATCACTACCTGCTCAATTACGACCTGAAAGATTTTCACCCCAAGAAGCGCCCGCCGATGACCGAGGCCAAGAAATCCTTGATCGCGCTGTCGCTACCCAGCGAGCACCGCTTCATCAACGAATGGATCAACGGCGATACCGACTGGCCGATCTGCCCTGGTCTGGCCAGTGACGTTTATTCCGCCTATCTCAAGTGGTGTCGCGCCAATGGCGAAGCCCGGCCACGGGCGTCAAACATGTTTCACGGCGCGGTGTCTCGGTTGCCTGGATGGGAAAAGAAGCGCGCCCGCTGCTATGCCGATCTGCACTGCACCGGAAAAACCGAGCCCAAGGTTTTCATCATCCCACCGAAGGATGTACTGCAAACCGCTGGCACGGCGATGAAAGAAAACGACGATCCGGCCAAGTGGCTGACCGAGTGCCTGTTTGAATTTTCCAACAGCAGCAGCGAAAAAGGCGAGCGATGGGCCGCTTAAACCCCATAAAACGCACCCTGTTCAGGGTTTGTTCAGGGAACCCTGAACAGGTTAAAGCCATGAACGGCATGCCTGTTCAGGGTGTTCAGGGTGTTCAGGGTTCATGCGCCCGTGCGCGAGTGTGTGTATGTGCGCCATGCTCGCGCACGCTTTACGTCAACATATTACTCACGTGTACACGCAGGAGAAGAACCCTGAACACCCTGAACAGCACTGGTACGACTGGTATCAACCTGTTCAGGGTTCCCTGAACAGACCCTGAACAGACACCTTGAACCCTGAACAGACCTGAAAAAATGACCACACTACACTTCTCCTCTTACGCCATACACCGGAATTGCTCGCCGGGCTACATCACCAAGCTTCGCCACGAAGGCCGGCTGGTGCTGGTTAATGGCCTGGTGGATGTTGAAGCCAGCGACCGGATGATCGAACAGACCGCCGGAAACCGCGACGACGTATCACGCCGGCACGCACAATCGCTCCACGTTGAGCAAACGGGAAGTGGTGAAGGTGTTGGTATAGGCAGTAAAGAAAAAAAAGCGCCTGCAGCGCCTGCGCAAAACAGGAAGGGCGGAAATGCGCTGGCACAATCCCGACTGACGCAGGAAGAATTCAAGGCCAAGCGCATGCAGCTCGAATTCGAGATCCTGGATGGAAAGCACATTCCGCTGGAAACCTGCCTGACGGCGATGCGCTTCATCGGTGGCGCCGTGCGTGCCGCGCTGGAAGTATTCCCAGACCAGACCGCGCCACTGGTTGCTCCGGTCACCAACCTCGCAGAGATCCACGAAATACTCACCCAGTCCACACGCGATGCGCTGCATGGTGTTGGCGAGGAAATTAAACGGCAGGAAGCTGAACTTACAAGGGATAAATCATGATCGTTGGATACAGGGTGGCTGTTGATTCAGTGCGGGCTCATCGACAAAGGTTTAGCCAATGCACAAAACTGGAACTTTCAGTCAATCCGTTTATTACTTCGTTGAGGAAAAATAGATTCAAACGCGCGCACTCTGGATACAGGATTCCAAATCAAAGAAGGGCATATCAAGCCATGAACGTTTGCGGCCGACGCATTTGGGCAGATAAGCCGCGATTTTTCTGCGACATGAAATGGCTGGCAAATCGTGCGACGGTTGAAAAATTCATTGCATGGACGGAGATCATGCGGAAGCAAGCAGAACTGATGAAAGGGGAAGAAAGTGAAAATGTCCCGTTTTGAAATTACTAGAAGACGTCGAGGCCGTGGTCCGGGTATGGAACACATTTATCGATCCGATATTGTCATCTTTTATACCAATGGGCGTCTGGCTTGCGGGTTACGTGGCCCAGTTTTTCGGAGCGGACTGGAAAAGAAAAAAATGAAACGCCGTCATCGGGTATGGCCGAATTTCCGTCCTCTTTGCGATAAACATCCTTTTTAATGACCAGCAAATTAACCCACTGCCTAACCGTCGCTTGGCGCGCCATGGCCCAACGGACGCCACTATCGGTGTCCGAGTGGGCGGACGAACATCGCCAGCTGACCGGCAAGCAGTCAGGAGAGCGCGGGCCGTGGCGCACACGGCGCACGCCGTTCCTGAAGGAAATCATGGATTGCCTGTCGGTCAATAGCCGGGTGGGGAATATCGTGGTGATGAAATCCTCACAGGTCGGCGTCACCGAGGCCACGGTCAATTTCATTGGCTACACCATCGACCACGCCCCGGCGCCGATGATGGTCCTGCTTCCGACGATTGACGCCCGCGATTCCTGGAAGGCACAGAAACTCAATCCTCTACTGCTAGAAACACCGGTGGTGCGCGACATCCTCGGTGGCCAGCGCTCGCGCGATGCCGCCAACCGGCAGGACATGATTGACTTCCCTGGTGGCGTGTTGTTTCTGGCCGGCGGTAATTCGCCGAACTCCTACGCGCAGCGCTCGGTGCGCACCATCATCATGGACGACCTTGACCGCTTCCCGCCGGAAGTGGGCAGTGAGGGCGATCCGGTAAAGCTGGCTGAAGGACGCACCAAGGCCTTCGCCAGATCCAAGCGCATGCTGATCAGCACGCCGACGGTCTCCGGCGAATCGCTGATCGAGCGCGAGTGGGACAAAAGCGACCAGCGCCGTTACCACATGCCGTGTCCGCATTGTGATGCGCTGCAGGCGCTTGAGTGGGGGAGCCCTGAGACCACGCACGGCATCAAGTGGAGCAAGATCGACGGCGAAGTGATCGCTGCCTGGTATGTCTGCAACGCCTGCGGGCGCGAGATCAACGAACATCACAAGCCGAAGATGCTGGCCGAAGGCCGCTGGATCGCCGAGCACCCAGCGCGCCACATTCGCGGCTACCACCTCACCGCGCTGATGGCGCCCATAGGGCTTGGGCCTTCATGGATTGACTTGGCCAAGGAATGGCAAGATGCCATCAAATCGCCGGGCACCCTGCGCACCTTCATCAACACGCACCTGGGCGAACCATGGATCGAGAAGGGTGATCACGTCGATCCAACCAGCCTGATCTCGCGTTGTGAAGACTTTGACGAACTGCTGTGCCAGATCCCGAAAGCCCTGATCCGAACCGCCGGGGCCGACGTGCAGAAAGACCGCATCGAATGCACCATCATTGACTGGCATACTGGTGAAGAAGCCTATGTGATGGAACACCTGATCGTGCCAGGCGATACCGCCCAGCCAGAAGTCTGGGCACGCTTTGCCGAAGAAATCGGCACTTGGAACATCGCGGCTCTGGCCGTCGATAGCGGCTACAACACCAGCATGGTCTATGCGTTTGTGGAAAAACGGCGCTGGGCGGTGGCTGTCAAAGGTGTGCCAGGATCAGGCCGTCCGCTGGTCGAAGATGAAAAAGCACGTCGGCAGCGCCTGCGCCGGCAACGCAAAAAAGGAATCACCGTGCACATGGTCGGCGATGACCAGGCCAAGGCGTTGATCTACTCGCGCCTGAAAATCACCGAGGCCGGCCCGGGCTACATTCACTTCCCACGCGATCCGGCCTTCGATGATGAGTACTTCGCCCAGCTTACAGCTGAAAAACTGGTCACTAAGATACGCGGCACCCGGCCCTATGTGGAGTGGGTGCAGACGCGACCACGCAATGAGACGCTGGATTGCTTCAAGTACGCACTGGCGGCCTTGCGGTTATACGGCGCGGATCTCAAAAAATTAGCCGAAATCAGAAATAACGAAACACCCGCTGAAACAACAGGCGCTTCAAACTGGCGTGGAATTCCTCGCCGCCGTGTTGTGCAAGCTATCCGTTAGGAGATCTCAATGGCAGACATCGTTACCGACATCGCCCAGCGTTTAAAAACAATCATTCCTGGATTCAATGATTCCCATGCTGCCGATTTTGAGAAGTGGGTACGCCATGAATACGGAAAAGAACGCCACTACATCAGCGCCAATGGCGAAGTCGACCGGGAGTTGAGTGCGCGCAACCGTGCCATCATCAGCGATTTCAAAAAAGGAGAACGGGTTGGTTTTCTGTCAAGAAAACATAAACTGAGCCGTCAGCGCATCTGGCAGATCATCAACGGGTAAAACCTCTGCCTTAACCGCTTGACTTAACATGCCGCATTCTTGCGGCATGGCTCAAACCGTACCCAACTGCGAACCGACCCGCATTACGGCCGGCGACACTATCGCGTGGACGCGATCACTGGCCGATTTCCCTGCTTCGGCAGGTTGGGTGCTCAGTTATCGCTTGATCAATGCGCTGGTCAAGATCGACATTACTGCCGCTGCATCTGGCGATGATCATGCGGTCAGCGTAAGCGCTGCTACAAGTGCAGGCTATACCTCAGGTAAATACGCCTGGCAGGCAGTAGTTACAAAAACAACGGAGCGCTACACCGTTGGCACTGGGGCGTTAGTCATTGATCCGAATCTAGCCGCCGAGGCCTCTGGATATGACACACGCAGCAGTGCACAGAAATGCCTGGATGATCTCGATACGGCGCTAGCTACCTATGGCAACAAAGCCTACACGGTCGAATATGAGATTGCCGGACGGAGGATGAAATTTGCCAGTCCTGGTGATTTTATTTCTTTCCGCAGCAAGATTCAGGCTGAAGTGGCCCGCGAAAAATCCGCCGCCCGCATCGCTGCCGGCGAGTCGCCACGCAATAAACTTCTTGTGAGGTTTCAATGAGCCTATGGAAACGTATGGCAGGCGTGTTCAATACGCAGCCGGCGCAGATGTATCGTCAGCCGCATTCACGGGCTTTTTCTGCAGCTCGCGTTGACCGATTTACCGCAGGCTGGCAAGCCACTACGCAAAGCATCAATAGCGAACTGAAAACTGACCTTAATGCCCTACGTGCGAGATCACGGGATCTTGCCAAGAATAATGATTACGCAAAAAAATTCGTTAAGTTGGTCGAAACGAATGTTGTTGGCCCAAATGGATTCAACTTTCAGGCACGGGTAGAGGATCGTCCTGGGCAACAGGATACGCTAGCCAATAATGCTATCGAATCTGCATTTTACCGCTGGGCCAAGCGTGGGTCATGTGAGATCACCGGGCGCATGAGTTTTACCGGATTGCAGCGCGCCATCATCAGCTCGTTGGCTAAGGACGGCGAATACCTGGTACGAAAGGTGCGCGGTAAAGAAACAGGAAATTCATTTGGTTACGCACTGCAGATTCTCGACATCGACCGGTTGGACACTCAGCACAATGAAACGCCTGCTAATGGTCGCAACGCGGTGATCATGGGTATCGAGGTTGATAAATACCGTCGCCCGGTAGCCTATTCAATATTTACCAGCCACCCGAATGACGGAGTGGATGGAAGCCGCCAGCGAGAGCGGGTTCCGGCCTCTGAAATCTTCCACGACTTCCTGCCCGAGAACGCCGAACAACTGCGTGGTATTCCTTGGATGAGCGCTGCCATTCTAAGCCTGCATCACCTTGGAAAATTTGAAGAATCTGCGCTGATTGCCGCGCGAAAGGGCGCAGACACGCTTGGATTTTTTGTCAGCCCGGATGGGCAGCCGCCGGCGGTTGGCGGTGAGGACGCCAGTGGTGACCCGATTACCGTCAGCGTGGCTGGAAGTTACGATACCCTTCCTGAAGGCTATGACTTTAAGCCCTACGATACCCGCTACCCGGACGCCATGCTCGGGCAGTTTTGCAAAAACTATTTGCGCCGCATCTCTAGCGGCCTAAATGTCGCCTACAACGGCCTTGCCAACGATCTCGAAGGCGTTAATTTCTCCAGTATTCGTAGCGGTGTTATCGATGAGCGTGATCAATGGATGACCCTTCAGGGCTGGTTCATTGAATCTTTTTTGATTCCGGTATTTGAAGAGTGGCTAGGCATGGCATTGCTTTCTGGCGTTGTGACCATGCCAAATGGCAGCGCCCTTCCGGCCGGAAAGCGCGATAAGTTTAGTGCCCATCAATGGCAGGGTCGTCGCTGGCAGTGGGTTGATCCGGTTAAGGACATCGAGGCTAGCCTGACCGCCATTCGCGCCGGATTGGCTGATCCATACACTGTGGCCAGCCAAATGGGTGTCGACCTTGAAGACGTGATCGCTGCCATAGCCCGCGCCAATAAAGCCGCTGAGTCAGCTGGGCTACAACCTTACAGTACTACCCCGCCAACACCGCAAGCAATGGCCCCTTCCGATCCACCTCCGGTTGAAGACAAAGCTGCGCACATCACCATCAACGCTCCAGTGACCGTTCACACGCCAGAGATTCGCAACGAGATCAACGTACCAGAGCGTGAAGTTAATCTTGAGGCGTCAATCAATGTGCCCGAGCGCAGCGTCACGCTGGAAGCGCAAATAAATGTGCCTCCAGGCACTACTGAAATACGCAATGAAATAACTGTTCCACCGGCTCAGGTAGAAATTCAATCTGCTCCAGTTGCAAGCGAGGAAATCATCGAGCGCGATGCACAGGGCGAAATGACGCGCATTGTTCGCCGTTCAATTAAGGAGTAACACCATGTCCAAGAGTAATGCTACCGAGAACGACTTCGTAAAGTTCGTATTCAACAACGTGGCGATGCCAAGCTATGGCGCGACACTGCAACTCAACTTCCACACGGCTGACCCCGGCGAGGCTGGGACGGCGACAACCTTTGAGCCGACGGCGACCAACTACGTGGCACAGACAGTTTCTCGCGACGGGGCAGGTTGGGTGATCTGTGATTCCGATGGAACTCCGAATGCGGACGGAGCCTGTGCCAAGAGTGCAGTGACTGTCACCTTCCCAGAGATTGAATCAGGCTTTGCCGGAACTGAGACTTGGACACACGGTTCTGTTTCTGTGATTGCAACCGGCCAGATCTTGTACTCCGGCGCACTCACGCAGCCAATCATAACTTCGGCGCTCTCAACTCCGCTATTCCCTGCTGGCACCGTTCTTTTCAGAGAGGAATAAGACATGGCTGAGTCATTTATTGCCCTGCCGCCAGACAGTACAGGCAAGAAGCTTCGAACCAGAGACAAGGTTATCGGGGCCAATACCGTCCATGAGCAGGCCGTGTTTAGTGCATCCCTGCCGACATTCTTTGTTCTGGCTGATGCCGTAGCCTTTGCCGCGAACAAGCATCATTTAAGCATTATGAACACGGCAGGCAGTGGGAAGGTTATTGCTATTAGAAAGCTGTATCAGATCAATCTGGCTTTGGCTGGCGTTACAGGCGCGGCAATCAGGTTTGATATGAAGAAGGCCACGGCTCTCTCGGCTGGAACAGCGATCACGCCACAGTCATGTGACTCTGATGACACTTTCCCTGCTGGAATTACCGTTGCAACAGGCGGCACTGTTACAGAAGGCGCTCTCCTGTTTCCGTATACTTGCGCGAATGATGAGGTTACGGCGGCTAATACCGCAGTTGCTAACTTCCTCAGTGCTGGCTTCAATTGGATGCCGGAAGGTCAGGAAATTAAAGAATATCGCTTGCGTCCGGGCGAAGGTTTCACAATCAAGCAAATCACTAGCAACACAGTAGGCTCATTCGCGTGGCTTGCTGTTATTACTGTGGATGCTGATGTATAATGCCAGCCGGAGCCTTTGCCCACTTCCATAACTATGGGCCGGCCACTGCCTGTCTGGTGGTAGATGATGCAGCCGGGATGGTGCAGGCGACAGCCAGCCGGCTTATATCCCCGGAGCTATCGGTTGTTGGCACTGGAACTGTTCAAGTTATGCGTCCGTATCGAGGTTACGCGGCAAGACTCTCGGTATCTGGCGACAGCTTCGCGGCAATTACTCCGCACCAGTTGATGAAGGTCAAGATGACCGTCAATGTCGGTGCCGTGCCTTCAGCCGAAGACATTGCTCAATCAATTTGGAATAGTACCGCGTCGAAATACAACTACGCCAACACGATGGGCAACAAACTTAACGCAGCCGGATCAGGGGGTGTGGATTACACGGCTCTCGGTGTCGCAGTGTGGAATTCTGTAACGCGTACTTTGACTTCAGGTGGGGGTAGCGCGCCTACGGCTGCGGAGATTGTCTCTGCGATTGAAGCTGCAGTCGTTCCAGTCAATATCAAGCAGGTCAACGATGTAACAATTAAAGGAGTAGGGGCCGTAGGCAACGAATGGGGTCCGGTGTAATGGAAAGCCTGTACTGGATTGGCTGGGCCGCAGATAGCTGGGGATCTAGCTGGGGCGAAAATGTCGAAGTTGAAGAACGCCCAGGTGGTGGTGAAGTATTGCCGCGAAAGCGCGTTAAATTGCGCCCGATCATCCCCATTAAGATGCGGCCGGCTTGGCGACCTGCTCCAGTTTTCAATATTCCGAAGGATGATGAATTACACATCACCCCAGATCTGATAGCCAACGGAATTGCCCTGCAATTACGTAATCAACGGCGTCGTAATGAAGCTGAATACATAGCCCTGCGTCGACTGTAAAATCTCTGCCTTAACCGCTTGACGCTCAGAATGTTTTCATACGCTCATGAAGGAGCGTCTATGAAAACTCTTAAACCAGGCACACAGGAAACGCGCTCGTTTTCTGTTGAGCGTTCCGCCATCAATGAGGATGCGCGTACTGTTGAGCTGGCCTTCTCCAGCGAGGCACCCTATGACCGTTACTGGGGCCGCGAAATCCTAGACCATACATCGAACAGCATCCGTCTTGGTCGTTTGACCACAGGTGGCCCGCTGCTCATGGATCACGATAGCCGAGACCACGTTGGCGTCATCGAATCCGTCCAGATCGGCGCTGACCGGGTAGGTCGTGCCGTGGTGCGCTTTGGAAAAAGCGAGCGGGCAGAGGAAGTGTGGCAAGACGTGAAGGATGGCATTCGTCGCAATGTCTCGGTCGGCTACGTCATCCACAAAGCCCAGCTTGTGGAAAAAGGTGACGACAGTACGCCGGACACCTTCCGAGTCATGGACTGGGAACCGTTTGAAGTTTCCATGGTTTCTGTCCCGGCTGACGCATCCGTCGGCATCGGCCGAAGCGCAGAAACACCTGTTATCGAAACCCATACCACTCCACCGGAGATTAAGATCATGCCCGAAATCAACGTGCAAGAACATGAAACGCGCGGCGCAGATGCCGCCCGCAAGCAAGTTAATGAAATTCTCGCTATCGGAAAGCAATATAAAGCCGTTGAACTGGCTGCTGAGTATGTTGCCGCCGGGAAGAGTGTAGAGGAGTTCAAATCTGAGCTGATGGCCAAGATGGCCAATAAGCCGCTTGACTCGTCTGACATCGGCCTCACGCCAAAAGAAGCTAAGCAGTTCAGTTTCCTGCGCGCCATTAATGCGCTGGCCAATCCTGGGGACCGCAAGGCGCAAGAAGTTGCAGGATTTGAGCGTGAATGTTCTGATGCCTATGCCGGAAAGTTCGGCCGCAGCGCTCAAGGATTCTTTGTCCCGGCTGAGGTTCAGCGCCGTGACTTGAACGTCACGACAGCTGCACAGGGTGGAAATACCGTCGACACCTTCCTGCTGGCTCAAAACTTCATTGACCTGCTGCGTAATCGCATGATGGTCACTAAGATGGGTGCGCAGATGCTACGCGGCCTGACAGGAAATATCGCCATTCCGCGTCAAACAGGCGGAGCAACAGCGTACTGGGTGGCAGAATCCGGCGCGCCAACCGAATCGCAACAAGCCTTCGACCAGGTAGCCATGTCGCCGAAGACTGTCGGTGCCTTCTCCGATATCAGCCGCAAGCTGTTGCTGCAGTCCTCAATCGATGTCGAATCCTTCGTGCGTACTGATCTGGCTACCGTTCTTGCTTTGGCGATTGACCTTGCTGCTATTTCGGGTACTGGCGCATCAAATCAGCCAACCGGCATCCTTTCAACGGCAGGCATTGGTGATGTGGCGGGCGGAACCAACGGATTGGCACCGACCTGGGGGAACATTGTTGAATTGTGGAGCGATGTAGCCACTGCAAACGCTGACTTTGGCGCAACCGGGATCCTGACCAATGCCAAGGTGATCGGCAAGCTCATGGCCACACTCAAGAGTGCTGGTGTGGCGGGGTATGTGTGCGAAGGTTTCCCAGACGCATCCGGCCTCACCAATATCGGCGGCCTGCGCACCGGCGTCAGCAATCAAGTGCCGAGCAACCTGGTTAAAGGTACCTCGGGCGCTACCTGTTCGGCGATTATTCAGGGCAACTGGAACGACCTGATCATCGGTCAGTGGGGAACGCTTGATCTGATGGTTGATCCCTACACCGGAAGCACGTCAGGAACCGTTCGCGTCGTCGCCCTGCAGGACGTTGATATTGCGATCCGTCATCCCGAGTCCTTCTCGGCGATGAAAGACGCTCTCACCGTTTAAGCATGAACGCCGTAAAAATTCTCCGGGGTTGCGGCGCTACGGGCGGTCAGTCCTTACTGGCTGGCCGCACGTATGCCGTTCCGTCCGAAGTATCAGAAAAAGATGCCGATCTTCTGATTCGTCTTGGCAAAGCCGAAGTTGCAGAACTACTGCCCGAGCCAACCAAATCGCAAAAGAAGAAAGAAGTCTGACGCATGGCCTTTGTTGAAGCTGACATTGCCAACTACTTCACCGACTACGGCGTGGATGCCACGGTCGGTGGTGTAGCGTGTCGCGGAATCTTTGATGAAGCTTATGCTGAAACGTTCGGATTTGTGGGCGGCTCATCGCCAGCATTGTTGCTGCCATCCAGTGTGGCTGCAGCCGAAGGCACCGCCGTGGTAATTGGTGCACGCAACTTCACCGTCACTTCTGTTGAGCCTGACGGTACCGGATTCCAGCGCCTCAGATTGGAGGCCGCATGAGTCACGTCCGCCAGCAGATCCGAGAAGCCGCGGCCACTGTGTTGACCGGCCTGACAACCACGTCGACGCGGGTTTTTCAAAGCCGCCTTCGCCCGTTAAAAGATACCGATCTGCCGTGCCTGCTGGTCAATACCGACGATGAAGACATCGAAACCATCGGCTTTACCGTCGGTGCGCAGCAGGAACGTAGCTTGATGCTGTCGATCCGCGCCGTGGCGAAAGTCAGCAGCACGCTCGATGACACCCTGGACACTATTTTGGCTGAAGTGGAAACTGCTCTGGCCGCACAAACACTTGGCAATAGAGCCAAGGGGCTGGTGCTTGAAAAGATCAGCATCGAGATGAACGACGAGCTGGAAAAGCCTGTCGGCATCGCAACGGCTCAATACCGGGTCACGTACTACACCGCCACCGGCACGCCGGGCACGGCACTTTAAGGAGAAGCAACCATGGCAACTGCACGCAAATGGTCACAGGTCGCTGTAGCAATGCAGTCGGCCCTGGGCACAGTCATTACCGCCACTGCGATCAGCAAGGCATCGGAAGGCGTCGTTACCGCAACCAACACGCTGGCTAATGGCGATTATGTCGTTGGGGTCAATATCCTAGGCATGCGCCAGCTTGATGATCGAGTTTTCCGCGTGAAGACGGTATCAGGTACGGGCTTCACGCTGGAAGGCGAAGATACCACGCTGTTTGATACCTTCAGCAGCGGTACCTTCCAGAAGATCACCTTTGGTACCTCGATCACCACGGCGACCAGCATTTCCGGTTCCGGTGGCGGCTTTGACTTCATCGACACCACCACCATTCACGCCACCGCCAAGAGCCAGATGCCAGGCTTGCCGGCAGCGGCCACCTTTGAATTCGACAACATCTGGGATGTGTCTGATGCGGGTTTGAAAGCCATGAAAGTGGCCAGCGACGCCCAGGCAAAACGTGCCTTCTTGTTTACCTTCGGTACCGGCGGCCAGATCATGGGCTTCAATGGTTATGTCGGCGCCAGCCTGTTGCCCGGCGGTTCTGCCCAGCAGCTGGTAACCACCAAGACCACCATCACCATGAACGGCACGCCGTCGGTCTGGGCCTCGTAAGCAATGTCAGTCCTGGCTGAAAAACTGCGCAAAGCGCGCACGCTCAAAGTCGAGGTCGACGGACTCGTGTTCTACGTGCTCCGTCCGACCCCGCTTGAGTTTAACGAAAAGCTGCGCAGCAATGACTCGGCGCGCGGCATGTTGGCGCTGGTGATCGGCTGGGAAGGGGTTAGCGAACTGTCGATGTTTGGTGGCGGCACGCCACACCCCTTGCCGTTTGATCCGGCGGCCTGTGCCGAGTGGTTGAGTGACCGGCCAGATTTATTCAAGGCCGTATCAAACGCCGTAGTTGAAGGGTACGAAGCCTACCTGCTTCGGCAGGAGGGCGAACTAAAAAACTGACCGCCTGGCTTGACGAGCAGCAGCTACCGGAAAAAGTCAGGTCAGGCAAGCAGCCGGTCAGTGTAGCAAGCGCCGTCGAGGCGTGGAACATGATGGGCGGATTGGATTGGGCCGCACTACCGATGGTTTGTGATGTGATCGGCATCAGAGATCCGGAGCTTTTAATCAGGCAATTGATGTACTTGAGAGATCGACCAAGCGATGGCTAATCCGAAACTCGATATTGAAATCAGCGCAAAGCTCGATAATCTGGATCGGGAGTTTGGTCGCGTCAGCAACATGGCGCGCGATACAGCCGGCAAGGTTGAGAGCGCGTTCAGCAATGTCGGAACATCGCTCAAGAGTATGGCCGGAGGTCTGGCCGCCGCTTTCTCGGTGGATATGTTCGTTGGCATGGTCAAAGGATCGATTGATGCCCAGGACAGGATTAACGACCTGAGCAAATCAACATCGCTCACGGTTGAAACGCTGGCCGGGCTGGGTGCTGCCGCCCGCAAGTCAGGTAGTAATCTCGATGATGTCGCCGGTGCGATCAATAAACTATCGGTCAATATGGGCAAGGAGCCTGAGAAGTTTCGCGAAATTGGCGTCACCGCCAAGGAACCGATTGAAGCCCTGAAGCAGTTGGCAGATGTGTTTGTTTCGATCAAGGACCCACAGGAACGCGCGGCCTTTGCCGCGGCCACGCTCGGGAAAAGCTGGGCTGGAACTGCGCCGCTGTTGGCTGAAGGCGGTAAAGCCATCGGCGAGATGGTTGAAAAAGGCACCCGATTATCCAAAGTCACCGCGGAATCAGCCAAAGCCGCTGATGAATTGAATGATCGCCTGGAGGATTTGCAGACGGCCTCGCAGGGCACAAAAACCGCATTTGCAAATCTGCTGGTGCCTTCGCTGATCGATACAGCGAAAGCCATGGAAGAGCTCTCTGAAAAAGGCAACCCGCTGCTGGCCTTGTTACGCGGATTCGCCGGGCTTGGAAAACTCCCCTTCGATCTGGCCTTAGGCAGTGTCGACATGTCGATCAATGGTCAGCTCAAGGATCTTCAGCAGCAACTTTCTGATCTGGAGCGAAAACGCGATAACGCCGTAAACGCCGGCGGTGGGCTGATTAACCAATGGCTTTACGGTAAAAAAGGCGACCTCGATCAGCAGATTACGATCACAAAAAACCAGATTGACGCCCTGCAAAAATACGGCGACAAGCTGAAGCCTGGGACTACATCGGAAATCAAGACAGACGGTACCATGCCAAACGTCAGAAAATTCCTTGATGGAAATGGCACTGTCGCCAACCAGATCAGCGAAGGCCAGCGCCTGATCGACCAGCTCAAGGACCGGTTGCTGACCACTCAAAACCTCACCGAAGTGGAAAAGCTCGAAGCCCAGTTTGCTGACGAGAAATATAAGAAAGCCAGCGCCGGTGAAAGAGAGATTGCGATCGGCATCGCTGCTCAGATCGACGCCCGCAAAGCCTTGATGACAGAACTTGATGCCGAGCTGGCGATGGTCAAGAACCTGTCCAAAGAGGATGACGCGCAGGACGCCCGGCTTAAGTCGCTGGTGTCTGGTACCGACATTGGAAAGAACAACCAGAACATGCTCGACCAGGCACTGGCCGAATCTGCATTGAGTAGCGGAAAAATTGACACCAGCACCTATGACCAGATCATCGCCAAGCTGCATGAGGTCAAAGACGAGGGCAAGGATGCCTTTAAGGATCTGGAAACAGCCATTGATGGTTGGGGGAAGAAATCAGCCGCAGCATTTGTCGACTTTGCCTATGGCGCGAAAACATCGTTCTCCGATCTGATTCTTAGTATGAGCAAGGAAATGGCCACCATGGCCGTTTATGAAAACATTACCAAGCCGATGTCAGCCGGGATCAGTGCCTGGGCAAAAGGATTGTTTTCATCCAATGCTGATGGCGGTGTGTATTCGTCGCCAGGGCTCTCAGCCTACTCCGGAAGTGTGGTTTCCAGCCCAACAGTATTTCCCTTTGCCAGCGGAATTGGCCTGATGGGTGAAGCCGGGCCAGAAGCGATCTTGCCGCTCAAGCGTGGAAAGGATGGGAAGCTCGGCATTACTAGCAACAGCTCAAGTTCCATGCCGGCGATTAACGTCCACCAGACCATCAACATCGATTCGCGCTCCGATAAAGCCAGCATCATGCAGGGATTGCTCGCGATCAAGGAGCAAACTAAATCCGAGATTCTTGACAGCATGCGCCGTGCTGGCGCGTTTGCGCGGTGACATTATGACCACGCTGACTTTTCCCGAATTTTCACGCCTTGAGCCGGCCAAGATTGAGTGGTCGCTAAAGTCGAATACCATCTCGTTTCAGTCTCCGCTTTCTGGATCAGTTCAAACTGTTGAATTCCCTGGCGCACGTTGGAACTTCAGCTTCACCCTTGAAAATCTTAGAGAAGACGATGCCGCATTAATGCAGGCATTTTTGATGCGCTTGCGCGGTCAGGCCGGGCGGTTTTATGCCCATAACTACGCCAGACCTACCCCGCGTGGAACGGCTACTGGAACCCCGTTGGTGGCTGGTGCGGCTCAGGCCGGGACAACTCTAAACACTGATGGTTGGACGCCATCGATTACAGCACTCAAGGCCGGCGATTTTTTCGGCATTAATAATGAGCTCAAGATGGCTGTGCTGGATGCAGTTTCAGACGGCGCCGGTGCTGCAACCATTACCTTTGAGCCTCCGCTGCGCGCTGCACCAGCCGACAACGCCGTGATCACCGTGAGTAAGCCGACAGCCACCTTCATGCTTACCGAAGACAGTGTGCGCTGGATGACACAGGCACCGGTGCTAACCACGCTATCTATTCAGGCCATGGAGGTCTGGTAATGAGCCGGAATTTAACCTCTGCCACAGATAACGCACTGGCGGCCGGAAATGTGCCGATGCTGTGCTTTGTGCTGATGGATTTCCCGTCTGGATTTTTACGTGTCAATAATTCCTCAGTCATCATTAACTGGGGAGGTGAAGATTGGTATGGTCTAGGGCGTCTTGGAAGCATCGACCAGATCGAGGAAGGGGCCACGCTTGAATCTCGCGGACTTAAATTCAAAATTACCGGCGTATCTCAAGCCAATATTGCCATAGCGCTTGGGCAACAGTACCAGGGCAGAGACTGCAAGGTATGGCTGGCGCCGTTGACTTCAGAATATGCCGTGATCGCCGATCCGGTGCTGACCTTTTGGGGTCGCATGGATGTAATGGATATTGATCTCGGTGAGACGGCCACGATTACAGTAAGTGCTGAGTCAAGGCTGGCTGATTGGGATAGGCCGCGCACGCGCCGTTATACCCACGAAGACCAGCAACTCGATTACCCGGGAGATCTTGGATTCGAGTTTGTGCCGCAGATGGTTGAAAAAGAATTGCGCTGGGGCTACTGATGAGCACATTAACGCGGCGTAACGATTGGCCTGAAAAACTCGCGCACGTAGTTGCTACAGCACAAGATCAGCCCTATGTTCTTGGAACCTGGGATTGCTTGCGGTTTTCATGCAACTGCATTGAAGCCATGACGGGCGTTAATTACTGGCCGCGATTTGAAGGTTACACAACGCGGCGTGAGGCACTGGTAACAATACTGAAGATTGCTCCGACTCTAGCCGATGCCGTGACCAAGGTGCTTAGTGTTGATCCTCAATCCATGGATTTTGCGGGTCGTGGCGATCTGGTGATTTATCACGATGGCGAAGATCATTTGGGTATCTGTACCGGCCCGGCGGTGGCTGTTCTTGGGCCGGATTCACTGGCCTTTGTACATCGCGCTGACGCACGCTTGCTCCAGTGCTGGAGGATCGGGTAATGCCGTCGTCTATTATTGCTCTGGCCGTCGCGTCATCTGAACTTGTTGGCGGGTTTATTGCTGGATCTATATTAGAGCAGACAGCGCTGGGTCTGGTATTTGAAACAGTTGGAGCAACAATGTCTGCGTCAATTATCGGCGGGGCAGCAGGATTCGTTGTCAGTGGAGGATTAAGAGCAGCTCTTTCACCAGATACAAAACAAGCAGAACAGCCCAGCTTTACGACTCAGGCAACTCAGCGCACTGTTATCGTTAGATCAGCCATTGCTGCCCGTCAAACAATTTATGGTCGGGCCATGGTATCTGGGTCGTTGGTCTTTGCTGCATCAAGTACCGACAATAATACGATTCATCTTGTTATTGCTTTGGCCGGGCATGAATGTACAGGAATCGACGAAATTTGGTTTGGTGATGATCTGCTCGGAACGCGTGATGTTAACGGTAATGTGACAGATGGCGCTTATGCTGGATATGCCCAGGTTGTCGAACATCTTGGTTCGCCAGATCAGCTGGCTGATGATGTTCTAATCAATGCCAACGTCGGGTGGACGGCTAATCATCGTCTTCGTGGTGTTTGCTATCTGCGCGTAACGCTTACCTGGAGCAGAGACGTCTACCCGAGAGGAATCCCAAATATTAAGGCTGTAGCGCGTGGTAAAAAACTTTATGATCCACGGACTGGATTAACGGCCTACAGCACTAACTGGGCATTAATGGTGCGCGATTATCTTTCAGGGGTTCATGGCCTCGGAGCCAGTGCTGCAGAAGTTTCAGATGTAGATTTCATTTCGTCGGCCAATATTTCGGATGAAGCAATAACACTTGCTGCTGGAGGTACTGAACCCCGCTACGCAGTCAACGGTGTGATCAGCAGTTCCGGCGCTCCGCTTCAGATTATGCAGCAGATGCTTTCGGCAGGTGCCGGGGTGCTGGTTTGGACTCAAGGGGTTTATCGATTGATTCCTGGGGCGTATGTCGCCCCAACGATTACTTTTGATGAAAACATTCTTCGCGGGCCAATGAATGTTCGGGCTCGTGTCCCAAGAAAAGAGTTATACAACGCCGTTCGTGGAACCTACGTCGACCCAACTAAATACTGGCAGCCTGGAGATTTCACACCGATCCAGAACGCATTTTATAAATCTCAAGACGGCGTTGAAATCTTCCGCGACATCGAGCTTCCATTCACGACTAGTTCCGCTGCCGCTCAGCGCCTGGCAAAGATCATTCTTGAAAAAGGAAGACAGGGAATTGTTGTTAACATGCCATGCAAGCCGGCAGCGTTCAAGGTTGCCGTTGGAGATACGATTCGCCTCTCTATCGCGCATCTCGGGTGGTCACTAAAGGAATTTCGCGTACTTGGCTGGCAACTCGCCGATAACGGCGCAGTTGATCTATCTCTACAGGAAGAGTCTTCCGCTGCCTACGCCTGGAGCGCTGAAGAAACGATCATTGATCCGGTTCCTGATACCAATCTGCCAAACTCATTTGTAGTGGCTGCACCTGGCGCTCCGGAAGTTACTGAATCGCTATTTGAAACCACCGGCAGCGCCGGCGTTAAGGCGCGGGCAACAATGACCTGGGCCGCGTCTACCGATGGTTTTGTGGTCGATTATCTGCCCGAGTATCGGTTACTCGGTGACACCTGGATCCGATTGCCGGCTGTCGATGGCGTTTCGATTGATATAAACGACATTACACCAGGTATCTACGAATTCCGTCTGCGTGCCCGCAACGTGATTGGTGTTTCCAGCGACTACAGCGCCGTGCGCACACGTGAAGTGCTGGGCATGACCGCTGCGCCGTCAGATGTGTCAGGATTCTCAGTGATCAAGTCGGGAGGTTTCGCGCTGGCCACTTGGGCGCTGCATCCTGATCTTGATGTGCGCATGGGTGGACGTGTGGTTATTCGCCATTCGCCAATGACAACGGGAGCGACCTGGAACAACGGAATTATTCTCGAAGAGTTTAACGGTGATGCAGTCACCGGAAGTGTTCCGCTGATCACCGGCACCTACATGATCAAGGCGCTCGATTCGTCGGGGAACTACAGTACCAACGCGGTGTTTTTTGTCGCTACCGAGGGCATGGTCACCGGTTGGACAACGGTTGCCACCAGCACACAGCATCCGGCCTTTGCCGGTACAAAAACAAATTCAGTCGCAGTATCCGGTGCGCTACAGCTCGATTCGTCGAGCAGCATTGATTCCATGGCTACGGATATCGATACCTGGACCTATATCGACGCACTCGGTGGAATCATCAGCTCAGGGTCGTATTCCTTCTCGGCAGTCGTTGATTTGGCCACAGTTAAAACACGGCGCTTCGAGGCCGATGTGGCAGCCACCAGTTTTGATGCCGCTGATCTGATGGACAGCAAAACCGATCCGATTGATGACTGGGGTCCTATTGACGGTAACGCCATCAATGACTGCGACGTTACGCTCTATGCGGCTATTACCAACGACGATCCTTCAGGATCACCATCCTGGTCACCATGGACCCCGTTCTTCGTTGCCGATTTCACCTGCCGCTCCGCCAAGTTCAAGCTCGAACTGGCCAGCGGAAACGCTACCCATAATATTGCCGTCGGCACTTTGGCCGTCGACATCAAGGAGCCTGTATGAGCCAACATGATTATGATCTTGCTAATGCCGCCGGGGCCAGTTTTAGGGCAGATACCAATTCCGCATTGCTCGCAATTGTTAGTCAAAACAGCGGAGCCAGTGCGCCGGCCACGACGTTTGTCTATCAATTGTGGGCGGATACGACAACGGGCCTGCTCAAGATTCGTAACGCTGCGAACACCGCCTGGATCACGATAGGTGATATGGCAGAAGCGAATCTAGGTCTGCAGCTTTACGATGCAGATACCGCGAAGCTGGATGTTGCACAGGTCTTCTCAGCCTCGCAGAAAGCAGCAGTCATCACCGACAACGACCTATCCTTCGACCTCTCCGGCGCAGGTAATGACTACTCAAGCACACCGACCGGCGCGGGTACGATGGCCTTTACGAACATCGCAGGGAATACCGGAAAGTCGGGGCATATCAAGTTCGTGAATGGTTCGGCTTACGCAATTGCCAAGGGTAGCAATATCAAATGCTCGACCTCTCTATTCACTACGATCAGCGCGACAGGCACGTACCTTATCGGCTACTGGTGTGACGGTACGGATGTTTATCTGACAACGGCAGGGGCCGCATCGTGAGCGTTATTCACTCAGCCGTTCAAGGTGGAGAAGGTGGCGTCGACACAGGCGACAACATCCCGTATTCGCTGATGCTGGGTAGTGGGGCGAGTCAGTATTTGTCGAGGACGTTTGGTGCGCCGACGAGCACGACAAAACGCTTTATTCTAATCTGGAAAAAGCGCACCAAGCTCAGTACATATACCACACCGCAAACATTATTAGCTTGTAGTTCAGAGCGTTTCTGGACTGACTTTGAAGGTGCTGATTATCTCGGCGCATATATCGGTGGGGCGAGTTGCTACTCAACTACAAAACTACGTGATGTGATCGGATGGGAACCATACATTCTGTCGATTGACACCACACAGGTTACGGCAGCTAACCGCGTTCAAATATATCGCCCAAGCGTTAGTGGAGCCACTCCTTTAACTTTAATTGGATCGTTCCCTGCTCAGAATCACACGTTGGTGTTAGGGTCTGCTGTTGTTCATGCAATTGGCTGGCAGCCCGGAACTGGCTACCCTGACGACGGATACTACGCCACTCCAATACTGCTTGACGGCAAGTGTGTGCAGGATGGTTCAGTTGCCATCACAGACGTATTGCGTCTATCAGCAGACACAGGTCAGTGGGTCAATAAGGCCTACTCAGGAACCTACGGCAACAACGGATTCAAACTCGAATTCGCAGACCCGTCATTTGCGACTTACGGACTCGGCAAAGACACCAGCGGAAATAACAATCACTGGACTCCTAACGGTGGTATCACTTCAGCGAATCAATACACCGATACGCCAACTTCAAATAGCAATGTACTGAACATTCTGAACCACAATGGAGCATCTTCACTTATTGCCAAGAAGGGTAATCTGACTGCGGATAATACAGGGGCGGGTACAGTTGGCAGACTCACTACGTCTATCCCGCTTACTTCTGGAAAATGGCAATTTGAAGTAACCCGCAAGGATGCACTAGGCATCGGCAATTGCATGGGCTATGGTGTGGTGGATTCGTCTGCTGCGCTATCAACTGGAATCTATATTGGTGCGCCAACAAACACCGGAGCATCAGTATCTGAGTGGATGATTACTGATCGAGCAGTTGCTTGTAATACCAGCACCTACACTGACCTCTCAGGTACTCTTGGAACCATCGGGCAGAATGACGTTACACGTGTCTTTATTGACATGGATAACAAAAAGATTTGGTTCGGCAAGAACGGAACCATCAGTGGCGATCCTACCGCTGGAACTGGGGCCGCATTCTCTAATCTTCCTGCCTCGGTATTGGTAGCACACTGCGCCAGTGCTTTTTCTGGACTCATCTCAGATTATAACTTCGGTGCAAAGGCTACTGCATACTCAGCCCATCCGACATTTAAGCAGATAAACACAGCGAACCTGCCGACTCCTGCGATCTTAAAAAGCAGCAATGGAGTTGTGGCGGTCACTGCAACCGAGGCCAATATCGCTGCAACACTTGCCTCTGCAAGATCGGGATGGAGTGATTACGTTGAGATTCTAAAGAATCGCAGTGCTGCTGAATCTTGGGCGCACAGGTTCTCGCATGACTCGGGGAATGAGTACGCCGTATCTGTGAATAGTGTTACTCGTCAAGCAACTCGCGCTCTCTCAGGAACAGATGCTTGGTCTGGTTGGGGAATTCGCGTAGGAGCAACCTACGGCACTGCTGCCGGTTCCATTGCACACACCAATGGTGCAGCAACAACCATCACTCACAACGTAGGTAAGTCAGCAAGACAGTTGATCCTGCTATTCCCAAGAGCAGGTGGTTCCACAATCAAGATGTATCACCCGAATCTTGATGCAGGGAAGTTACTCAACTTCTGCGGAGTATCCGGGCAGACCACCGATTCCTCCATCGCAAGCGTGACCGCCAACAGCTTCCAGATCGGTAGCGGCATGGCAACGGGAACCTACGATTATCTCGTATGCAGTGAGATTACCGGATTCTTCAAGCTGTGGGAGGCAACTGGAAATGACAGCACAGACGGCCCCTACACCGATCTTGGCCTGAGTCCAGTGATCGACGTAACAACGAGTACGACAAGCAATAGCGTTGTGGCGCGTGATGCGGCACGGAACCCGCATAACGTCATGAACTATGGCTTGTGGATGAACGCGAGCGATACAGAAACAGTGAATGGTTACCTACTCGACCGAACTGCTGGCGGAAGAAAAACGCGTAGCAGCGGGGAATCTGGAACCAATGCCGCAGGAACCAAATACGTTGGGTTCACTTGGGGCGACCCAATCAACACCGCAACCGCGAGATAAGGAAAAATCATGTTCATCAAAGACGGCATCAGATTCAACATCAACCAAGGTCTGACCATTGATGGAGTGACTTACGCTCCCGGCCAGTTGCTCCAGTTTCCTCACGTCATGGCGGTACTCAACATCGTTGAGATTCCCGATCCAGTTCGCCCTGCCGATTTCAACGAGGACGAGAGCATCTGGAACGAAACCGACAAAGCCCCGTACTTTGCGATTACCGCCCGAGATCCCGAACAGGTTGCCCGGACTAAGCTTGCTCGGGCAACTGAAGGTCGCCGCGTAGCGTATCTGAATGAGTCAGACCCTATGTTCTTCAAAGAGCAGCGCGGCGAAGTTGAAAAAGGCACATGGCAAGCCAAGGTCGATGAAATCAAAGCGAGGTATCCGAAGTGAAGTGGTTCGCGCTCCTACCCTGCTGGCTGATCTTCAACATTTTCGCGTTGTGCGTGAATTGGTTGCTGCCGATGTTTTCCGTTATGCGAGATGGCCCGATCAATAACAACAACGGGTTTGCTGTCGAGCCGAGATTGCCGACTTGGTTAAGCTGGTTCGATACTTTTGACAATAGTCTCCTTGGCGATGGTGGATTCAGGGCGACACACGATGGCGGCTACTGGTCACAGGTTGCATGGTTGTATCGCAACAACTGCTACGGCTTCGAGCGCAGTGTTCTTGCTGCGAAGATTGCACCAATGGCTCAGGTCACGCATCTGACCGGGGATCCTTTCATTACTGACAAACCGAACGGACGCGCTGGCGATTGCTACGTCGAGATCGGTTCATACTGGTCGTATGACTTGGTGCTTCGCCTGACTAAAACCAAGTGCGTGAAGCTGTCATTCGGCTGGAAGCTAAAAACCTACGCCGAAGACCCGAGCCGCATAGCTGAAGAGCCAATCGCGCAATACTGCGTGACGATTAAACCCTTAACTGACTTTGTGGAGTGAAGACGCATGGAACCGGCTTACATACAATTAATTATCTTCCTCACCACGGCCTTTTCTACGCTTCTGGCGTGGATCGGCAAGCGGGTTTTTATGCGACTTGATGAACTGCTTGCTGGACAGGCGGCAATCTCTTTAAAGCATGAGGAATCAATGGGGCGAATGGCTAAAGATCACGCGCAGGAATTGCTCGAAATACACAAGGCCATGAAAGCCGGCGACGATCAATTGCATGACCGGATTACTGGCGCGTGCAATCGTATCTCGCGGCTTGAAGGTCGATCCGAAGTTGAGCACGGCGCGAAGGTGATGATATGAGTTTATTCCAGACACAGAAAGAATTCACGCTACTAATACCGGCACTGCTGCATAGGGCGAGGGAACTCGGGTATGACGTAACGCTCGGCGATGCCTTCCGCGACCCGAGAGTGCATGGCGAACTCGGGGTGAAGATGGGCTACGGACACCGGAACAGCGCACACAAGCGACGCCTTGCCATCGACCTAAACCTGTTCAAGAATGGACAGTTTCTTGAAGGCACGGAGGATCATCGAATGCTTGGCGAGTGGTGGGAAAAGCAGCACCCGCTGGCACGATGGGGCGGCAGATTTGCCGATGGCAATCACTACAGCTTCGAGTATGAAGGTGTGAAATGACCAATTGGCTCCGAGAAGCTGTGACTGACAGCACTCTAAAGACGGTATCAGCAAAGCGCGTGGCGATGCTGTCGGCTGCGTTCTCGTTGTCACTTGCAGTGATTATCCTCGCGTCTGCGGCGTGTCTCGGTACGGATGTGGCGGCAAGCATTTATGCGGTGTCTATCCCGCTGGCCGGGTTGGGTGGATATACCTATGTCAATGGCAAGATTGCGGAAGGGAAACAGCCATGAGTGAGGCCGACTTTACAATTCCACTATTGATTGCGGTACTCATTGCCATTTTATGGAAGCACACCTCATGACCTTCGACTGGCTCAAAGCCGCCCCGTGGATCCTGGTGATCCTCTTGTTGCTCGGAATGGCGACTACCACGCACCTATACATGAGCGAGCGCGATGCTTTTACGGCGCTCAAAGCTCAAATCAAGCTATTGAGCGAGCAAGCGGTAGCCGAGAACGCCCGAGTAAAAAAGCTGTACTCCGAGAATTTGGACAAAGTAAAGGCCGACTATGAAAAAAATATTCCTACTGTACGCACTTACGCCGTTAGCAATTATCGGCTGCGCTACCCAACTGCCAGTTGCAGTACCGTGCCCGGAGCTCCCTCCAGTGAGCAAGTGGATGATGGAGCCGGCAAAGAACGCCTGGTTGATAAATTCCCCGCAGACTGCGGAGACGATGCCAATAAGCTTGAAGCTTGGCGGGCCTGGGCAACACTGAATCAGATACCGATAGAAGATTAAGGCGGGCTGCACTCTGTAGACGTTAAGTCAGCCCAAAGTGCCAAGTTCTCGGCATATCGTTTATGTTCGATTTTTGAAATGCTGACTGAAACCTGAGACTTGTTTTCCCCTTTTGGGTCAATATCGCTCATGATCAATAGACTTCTGGTGAAGTCGCCATAAAGACCGATTGTCACCACATATCGATCCAATTCTTTATATTGCTTTACACGGATTGATTTTGATTCCCAGCACTTGACTCCAGATTTATTCAGATTCATCGCTGCAGTTTCTGCGGATACGTTGACTGCCCGGACAACGGTTGATACCGCATTTTGACGAAATACATCTGGATCGACTGCCTTTGGGTCTGTCGCGCAGCCGGTAAGAATTATTGTAAAGACTGCGATCAATACGCTACGCATGTTTTTTCCAGTCAATTGTTGAAGGGTAAGGACATAAATAATACCAGTGACCATGAATAAGTCATCGTGGATATTCGATAGCGTTTACACGTTGCTTAAAGACAAAATTTAATATAGGATTCGCAGCATTATCGCATCACTGCCTTGAAAGCCTTTATCCACGCGGCCTTTTGCGGGTTCGAATCCCGCCCTCTCCGCCATTGATTTGCTTATAAATCAACGGCTTGCATCTAATATTTGAGATGATGCTGTTACAAAATATAGCTACATATCGCTCGCTATCACACGATTTTCGACGCTTTTTTTATTTCAATCTGTTGCTGTTTATATGCTTTGTAAGCAACATGTGCGTCAATTTCGTTTCCAAAATACCCAATCCATTTATTTTTGTATCTAGCACCATACCGGGTACCTAGTTTGCTGGATGACGTTATGTAAGTTCCAGGAAGCAATCCGTTTTTTCGTCGATTCCTTGGAATATATCCATCTGTTTGAGAAACACCATTCACAATTCCGTGAGAAATTTTTTCCAGTACAGAAAATCCCCAAGTGTTCATTGCGATATTCACGGCAAGACACACAAGGCGTGTATTTTCTTTGGTATAGCCTTTTGATGAATCTATTCTATCAAGGCTTGGTGAAAATGGCCTGTGTGGTCCTTTGCGCGTAATTTGTTCAAATTCGAATTGAATTCCCGATACTTCGCATCGAAGACCTGATCGTTTAACAATTTCCTGCATATCTGATGGCTGTATGGAATGCTCTATTGATTTTCGTTTTGCTCTTTTTATGCTTTCAAATAGCAAATTTTCAGCCCATTCGCTCAGTTGAATGTACTTAAACCCAGCTAACATTCGATCAACACATAATTTTGAGCAATATTTATTTCCATTTCTTGATTCTTGGCTTTTTGATTGTTCGAATCGAGCGCCGCACATCTTACAGTCTGCCAATTTTATTTTTTAACGTACTTTCTCATTTTTTCGCAGCCTTTTTTGGCGCCTGGTTGGAAAACATTTCAACGGCCTTATTCCCGGCGTCAGGAACTGCATCTGGAATCCAACGGCCGTAATTCCTGAAGATCATTGTTGTGTCGCTGTGCCCCATCTGGGCAGATAGCCAGATCGGTGATTCTCCAGCCGTCAGCATCATTGAGGCATAGGTGTGCCTGGTCTGGTATGGCCGGCGATAACGAACCTTGGCCAGTCTAAGCGCTGGTTCCCAGGCGCTATTACGAATCGGCTGATCGCCTTCCCACCGAATTCCTGTTCTTGGATTTAGGAAAACCGCTTCGCCCTTGATATAACTGTGAACCTTTTGAGCAATGAGCGCATCAAGTGCCGGCTGCAGCAACTTCACATCTCGGGTGCCTCGTTTTGTCTTGGTGGTTTCCGGCTCATCGCTGGCTTGTGTCAGTGCTCTGCTCACACGAACGAATCCTCGGCGCCAGTCAATGTCGCCCCAGTCGAGGGCAACGAGCTCAGATGTTCTCAATCCGCTCCAGAAAGCAAATTTAAATAAATTACTGTGTTGCGGATCTCGGCAGGCGTCCAGGATGCCGGCTTGTTCTTCGGCGTCAAATGGATCGACGTCATCTTCAGGCTTTGGTGCTTCTTTGCGCTCGAAGGTCCAGCCGTACATCGGGTTGATGTCGAGCAGCTCATCGTCCAGGGCATCCTGCAGCGCAATCCTCAGAACGCTTTGAACATTGGCCAGACGCTTATTGCTGGCTGTCTGCTCCCGGCACCAGTCGCGAACATCAGATCGCTTCAGGTCTGGAAGATTGATTTTCCCAAAGGCTGGAATCAGGGTGTTGAATACGATTTTTCGGTAATCATCCCAGGTGCTGGCTTTAACATGTGACTTCTGGTCTTTGTACCATTTCTCAAGCCACTTTTCGAGTGAATAGCCTGAGCCTTTTTCTTCCGAGAATTTGAACCGGTTTGGTGAATCCGGAAAGGTTGTCGCGAAATCGAATTCGCCGCGACTAATTGAATGAAGAATTGCTGCTCGATGCAGCTCTGCGCGTTTCAGATTAGCGGCGGTGGGCTGCAGCTTGAGACGTTCCCGGCAGTTGATGCCCTTGAGCGTGAAACTGATCTGGATTGACGAGCCCGAGACGGCGACGACGCCAATCCGTTTCCGTTCATCACCCATTCTTCGTACCCCTCACAGTCAATTAATATGTGGCCATCAGGCGCACGCTTCCAGACACGGCCTTCCATCCAGATTCCGTCGCTGATTTTATCCCTAATAGCCTGGGGAGAGTACCCGGACTCATCAGCGAATCGTTTGACAGTTTTGAATCGAACGCTCATTTTTTAGCTTGAATCGACCTGAAAAACCGACGGTGAAACCACATCGATGCAGTTATTCCAAGCGGCCCACCGATTAGATAAGCGGCAATCTCGGAGCCGTTAGCATCCGGAGCCAGTTTATACAGGACCAGCTGACCAATACCTATTCCAAAGCTGGTAAAAAACGCAGCAGAATAGTGGCCTCTATTCACGTTCAGCGATTGCAGACCCAAGAAAAATACCAGGCAGAATGTGCTGGCGAACAGGGCGAGAATAGTCATTTCAATAACTCCTGAGCCAGCAATTTATCCAGACGACCAAGCTCTCGCATGTACGCTTGAGCCTGTTTGCTTTCCTGCATACCGACAGCTACCAGTGAGGCTGCTTGCATGAAGCGAATATCACCGATTACCTTGTGTAAGGACATGAGGTCTTCTTTGCTCAATTTTTTTCCTCGCAGACATGAGTTTCATAAACGCCATCACCTGGATAGGCTGGAACCTGCATAGGTTGCCCACACTTTGGGCAAGTAACTGTTTTGCTCATGACTATCTGATCTGATGTTTAGTGATTGAGCCACCAGGCACATGCTCGATGTGCTTCGTGCCGGTTTGAGTCGAAATCTGTTTCGGCTGGTTTGCCTGATTTGGAATGAATCCGCTACTAACAATCGTTCCACCAGTGACCTTCATATAATCCACCTCGACCTTGGCTGTATTGATGATGGTCTGTGAAATATCGCTGATAGCCTTTGCGGTATCGAGATCCATTGTTTTATTTTTGAGCCCTTGAATCGCTTCAAACAGATGCGAGCGCAGATCGTTGATGTCAGACATTCTTTTTTCTCCGATTAATTTGACGTGTAAGGGCTCCGCGCAGCTGCACAAGGCCGGCTATTTCTTTCCCATATTTATGAAACGAGTTTCGTCGCATCATTTCAGCGATTGTTACGAGCTCAAGATTTGCCAGAACGATGTTTTGCTTGTTGCCATCTTTGAAGGTCAGGCGGTGGCCCTTGGGTATATCGAATCCGGCCTCACGCCAGATGATGTGATGCACAGGAACGTAATCACGCCTGGTGACACCAGTGTCGCTAACCTTGCGCTGCAGATACCCTTCGTTGCTCATACGTTCGGTACCTATTGGCAGCCAGGTGTGTGACTTGTGTCCCTTTTTGAATTGCGTATCGATTGAACGCCCACCAGCCTGCCAGCCTTTAATGCCTTTATTCGGCGGCACATGGCCTTTAGGAAACCGATACTCGCTACCCACGTTATCGCCTTGGCGCAGTCGGCACGCTGCTGGGCTGGCTAGATATTCCTCGGTCTTTCTGATTCCGAGTAGATCGGCCTTGCGGTAGATCGAATGCAGTGGGCGCTCAAGATCGCTGGCGATGTTGGCTGTGACCTCATGAGGGAAACGAGCCTTCAAAACGGCAATCTCATCATCAGTCCACATCCGGCGCGGGGGGAGAATTCCTCGGCTTTTTGTCATGCTGGCACCTCGATGATTGAGGCATCAGCAAACTTCACGATGTTGATGAATCCGCCGTTATCACGGCTTCTGAATCCTTCAGACCAATAGCCGAGGTATGGAACAGTCTGCCCGACTCGTTCGGAATACCACATCCGTGAGTCAGGGCACTGGGTGATATGCAGCATGACGTTATTTTTACGTGGTGCTTGATCAACGGTTGTGCAGATCCCGGTGACGAAGATCCGCTCGAGCAGTTCGCCATCGCTGGCCTCGGGGTAGGCCGCACGAAGCAGATCAGCTGCTTTGTTCAGCCCTGGAATAAACGTGGGGGAAAGCTGCAGCGCGATCATTGCGGGGTCTTGGCTCATTTCCTTCTTCCTGAATAAACGGTTTCTTTGTGGCAAGACTTGCACCTGGATGAATAGCGGCCCCGAGTTGTCTTGTAATAAAACTCGGTCAATGGCTTTGGTTGTTTGCACAACGTGCAGGGTTTTGTACCTTCTGAATCTTTAATAATCGCCGGAACTGAGCGAATTACTTTAGCCAGTCGCTTCATCTCCAAGATCAGCGGGTTCATGCGTGCCTCCGATACGTTTTGCTTAAATCGCCCTTGATGCAGTGGCCGCGATAGCGCAGGATATTGGCGAGTTTTGCTCGGTCGTGATGGCCATGGCTGGTCTGACCAAACAATCCGAAGTAGCTATTGGCCGTTGCAAATAAATCGTTGGATTCAATTTCGCGCACACGGCGCAGGGCATCGTTGAAGGTGCGCCGGCGGGTGGTTCTCCGCCACGGTTTGATCACCTGCCCGATGAAGTCGATGCCGCGTTCTACCGGCTGCAGGATGGTTTTGGCCGGATTCAACCGGGCATGCAGCTGCTCGGGAAGAAATGCAGCGATTTGGTCGTGTGCCTGGTTGAGCCACTGCGGCGATTGATGCAGGAGCACGAAGTCATCAACGTAGCGGATGTAATGCCGGGCGCCGATCCGGTGCTTGACGAACTGGTCTAGCACGTCCAGGTAAATGTTGGCAAAGAACTGGCTGCTTAGATTGCCGATCGGCAGGCCAAGATGCGCTGGGTGGTTGGTCAGTCGTTTGTGAGCTGGCACGCGGTCAAGCAGATCCGGACGGCCACGGTAGTCGAAGTCAAGGCGCGGATCATGAAACAGGATCACATCAGCCAACCATAACCACCACGGCTCGGTAACACGTGGCGCAATTAGGTCATGCAGAATGTTCTTGTCGATGCTGACAAAGAAGTTGGCCAGATCAAGCTTTAGGTAGTGCGCTGGCTGGCTCCAGTTCTGCGTGACGCTGCGTACCTTGGCTTCCAGCCGTTGGGCCGCATACAAGGTGCCGCGCCCTGGAATACAGGCGCAGCTATCAGCGATGAATGATGCGTAAAAGCGTAGTGAAATCCGGTTGTAAAGCAGGTGATGCACTACGCGATCACGGAAGTCAGCCGCCCACACCTCGCGTGGCTTTGGTCGGGTGATGACAAAGCAAATTGACCGCCCTGGCTGGTAGGTGCTGCCCTGAAGTTCGTCATACAGGGAGCGCAGGTTGCTCTCCAGATCCTGCTCGAAAGCCAGTGCACTGGCACTGTTGCGCTTTGACTTGCGGCAATCGAAGTAGGCCTGGACCAGTTCTTCAAAAGAAAAATCAGCATGGTGGTGTTGGGTTCGATCTGCGTACGGAACGGGCACGGAGCTTGTTGTTGAGGTTGTTGTTGTTCTGGTTGCCGTTGTTGAAATTCTGATACCAGGCGTAGCCAGAATCCGGCTCGTACAGTTTTCTGTTGTGCTATCGATGTCGCTCTGCCGAATATTCAGCAAAGAAACTGCGCCAGACCGGCCCTGGCGGCTGCCAGCGGTATCTGTGATGCGCATGTCGGTGGCCTTGTGGGCCAGCGGCTCAACCAGATTGAAAGATCGTACAGTCATGGGGGCCGTAACCTTCATGAAGCGGACGATGCGGCGGCTCGACGCCATCCAGTGGCTTGCTTGCCAATGCTGGTGGTCAATTCGATAGCCTTGGCGTACTGGCCAATCGAAATGATCTGCTTGTCACGTGAGATCCGAAGGAGCAGCTCGGTAACCTGTAGCCGCTCGATCAGATCTTCAATGTGAGGCGCTTTCACGCGAGAGACATTCGCGCGAAAAATCAGCGTGAGAATCTCAACGCATTCATCCCTGAGTTTCACGCCAATCGATGATTTGAAATCACGATTCATGTTCTTGACGAGATTAAGGATTGCGTTGAGAAGGTCATAAGCGACCTTGTAAATCGGCAATTGAGTATGGAGTGCCATGCTGATGAAAGGACTAAATAATTAAATGACTAAACCGGCAATCTGCGTACGGAACGGGCACGGAGCTTGCCGTAGAGGTAGTAGCCGCCCTGGCTGCCGTAGTAGAAATTCTGACACCAGGCGAAGCCAGAACCCGGCTCGTACAGGTCGCCAGACCAGTAGTAACGCGGCTCAAATTCTTCCTTGAGGTTAGCGAACAGGAGCGACTGTTCACGGCGTGTCGGCAGTTCGCCACCGGCATTTTTCGCCCAGGCTTTAGCATCTTTCCAAGTAACATCGTTGGCTTGCCCAGATAAAAGAATAACGTGCTGATCCGGAGCGCCATCCTTGCCAAGAATCAGGCCGGCGTACTTCTCGCCTGACTTGAGATTTTCTTTGATCCACTGTGCTTTACTCATGGTCTTTGTCCCTGAGAAAAATTGTTAAATTACTGAATGATTAAACCGGCAATCTGCGTACGGAACGGGCACGGAGCTTGATGTTGAGGTAGTTGTAGTGCTGGCGGCCGTCGTAGAAATTCTGACACCAGGCGTAGCCAGAACCCGGCTCGCACAGTTCGTTGCTCCAGTACAGGTCTTTCTTGAATTGGTCGCGATGATTGGCCCACAGCATGGCCTGCTCGATGCGGTTTGGCAGATCGCCACCAATTGACTTTGCCCAGTCAAGTTGTTCCTGGTGCGTTGCATCGTCGTTATCACCAGGCAGCAGAATGATGTGCTGAATATTGCCTTTGGCATCGCCGATGCAGCCGACGTAGGTTTCACCGTCATTCAGATCGGGCAGGGTGATGTTCTTGATTGCTGCAGCGACGGGTTGTTCTTGAAGTGCGTTTTCCATGATTCCTCCAGTTGTTGTGTGACAGAAATTAGCGTGCGGCCTTGGCCCACGCGAGACGACGTGAATAGTTGAGTTTGCGCATGTAGCGTAGAGCGGTGACTGCGCGGACGATGAAACGAGTGATGATCTGAATACTGCTGATTACTTTGTACATGGCGTCCATCCTTTGATGGCGCGTCTTAGCAAAGCGAAACGGTGACCATTGGTGAATAGGCGAAGCCCAGCTTTATAGGCCTGAAACGCGGTTTGAGTCAGATCAAAGTCTTCGGGAAGATGATCTGCGGGGAAAAAAACGGCAGAAATCATGGGTTCTCCTACACCAGTGTCAATTGTTTGGGTTGGCCGGGCTTGCTATGGGCCTTGGCGGCCAGTTCAAGACCAAGCCTGATCAGAGGGTCGGTTAATGCTTTTTGAATCGTCACGCCGACACACCACAAGCGAGCCTGGTGGTATTCGCGTTTTAGATCGTCTGTTGTTGGGTGCATGGCGACTAGGCGGCGTAGCGAATTTGTGGAAACGTTTCGCCAGGCAAACTCTTGCCGATCATTCCGGCAAACTGCTCAACCCGATGCTTGGCCAGCTTATAAATGTCTTTGTACTGAAGGCCGGCTTCCATGCCTTCACGAAGAGCGCGTTGAGCGATAAGTTCAGCTGTTCCAAGGTTGACTAACTGAGCGGCATTCAGGCGGTCGCGAAAGCCATCACCAACAGCTTTCCCGATCATGAATATGGCTGAATATTCCATCTTCGTGAGCTGCATGTAATACTTTTCAGCGCTCCGGCTTCCTTGTGCTTTGGCGTAACGCACGAAGTCCTGAACGTTGTCGGTAAAGGTCAGGCGAACGACCTTGCCATTCTCGCGGGCCTGCTTCCATTCGAAAGTGAAGCGGTAGGCATCCTGCTGGCGGATGGCGCGCTCCATCGTATTGAATGCTTCAAGAAACTTTATTTTCCAATCTGCAGCTTTTTTACCTGTGAACCCCATGGCAAGGAAAGCGAATCCATCGCGAGTAATGTAAAACATTGGATAAGTCTTGCCGCGATCGTCGATGTAATCTCGCTCCGCAAAATTGCGGAGCCGAAAATCATCAGGACATTCAAGGTTGCGAATTGCGCGTAAAACTGTGTCGTGACGCTTCCCGAACTTCTCTGCGATGACCAGGGAGGTAGTCATCGGCTGGCCGTTGGTTGTGGTGATAAGTTGCATTTCGTTCTCCGTGTCAGGTGAGTACGGATATATGGTAGCTAATAGAAACCAATTGTGTCAATAGCTAATAGCATCCATTCAAACAAATTTTTTTAAGCAAGTTCAAGAACGGTGCGCGCTCCTTCATCAATACTGGTAACCGGAAGTAACCGGATATTGACATCGTCAGCTTCGCGTTCAACTTCTCGAATATTTCGTTGGGCCGCGGCGTTTTGTTTTTCTCCAATCACCGGGTCATTCATGCGGGGAACGGCAAGCAGTAGCGCAGCATTGGGCCTGAAGGCAGCTTCCTGGGCGCGGGCTAGTTCCCATAGTCGTGCCCGTGCGTCACGTAAACTGGAAGACTGTTGTACGGGTCGGAGTACGCCAAAGTGAATGACGGCTCGTTCATTGATGAATCCAAACCGGACCGGTTCGCCATCGGGATAAAATTTTACGGATTTGTTGAAGGATCGGTAGAGATCAGGACGATTGGCGATGACTCGCTCTCGAACATCGATAGTCCAGTGTCGGACCTGATCTTCCTGGCTTGGCGCATCGCTGTCTTCGGTTTCATCCACAAGATCAACGTTAGCCAGGCTAGAGAACATAGTGGCGGCAGTTCTAAGGGCATCATCAATGGAAAGAGGTTGTGTCTTTCGTGCGCGTAGACAGGAGAGCCCCATGGAGGATTCTTCTGATAAGGCTTCAAGACCGCGATGCTCAGCAATGGTCTTCAGATCAGAAAGCGCAAAATCAATCAGTGCGGCGGGTTTCCCGCTGGTTTTACCATAAAGACTTGAAAGAACGTCATTTGGAATAATTCGGTGCGCGGTAATCTTTTCGTCAAATCTGACGATAACCCCCACCATTAGGCGCTCCCCAGTTCCAGATACGGGTTCCCAGAATACGGGTACCCATGCGTTTTCTATGGAGTGAGCAAATCTTTCTGTGGTTTTGGAAAGCATGCGATGACCTTATTGGCAAGTTGAGGTAATTGATTCGACACAAAAGTCTCGAATTCTGTTTTATATTCTAGCCAAGTTTCGGGGAGGTCTTCTACTGCATTTTCAATTGTTTCTTGTGCCAAGGTAAAACAAGCTGCAACGGCAGACTTCTCAATTTTCTCGTATTTTCCCATAGCAAAAATTAATCCAGCAAGTTTGTTGATGCCATGGGCGCTTGGATTAAGGGATGATGCATGATCAATATAGCTCCTTGAATCGCCATCCCATAATATATTTCCAAGATTTCGGTCTCGATTAGCAATGGCCTCATCAATAGCAATCACTCGCGGCGTTTCCTCCCATGTCTTGATGACATCGCCAGCTGCAAGTGCTCGCCTCGCAGACTCGGGTTTCTCCATTTCTTGAGTAATTCCAAACCGCTTCTTAAGGCTGGGATAGCTGGTGTCAAGGCTGGCAAAAACGTAAGTATTTTCTTCTTCGATAAGCGCGATGGGTGGGGTCGGTATACCCCACCCATCGAGGAGCGCCGAACAAAAACACTCAACTGCAGTTTCTTTTGGAGGAAGTCGTTTGATGATCGCCTGGACAGATTTTCCATCATCAAGCCTAACTTTAGCGCGCATTGGCGGAGGGTTGGTTAACCCATCGTCAATTGGAGTTTCAGTATCGGGTATCAGTTTTGCTCGGCGTACGATCATGATGAGCTGCTTTTCTTTGGGGAGCTACTAAGAATGGACAGAATGGTTTGCATGACGTGATCTTTCACTTCACGCTCAGAAAGCTCCTTAATTACTTTCTCTGCAAATTGCTCTTCGTTTGGTGGCAGTCCTGAATTATGAGTTTCGTCAATCCATCCACGTGGTTTTTGGCAACCATCTTCAAGTTTTGCAGCAACAATATCGCCAATTCCTCGCGGGCTATTTCTTTGAACGACTTGGTTGATAATTTGCGACAAATATTTTTCTGATGTGCCAGATCTCTTGGCTACCTCAGATATTGTTCCAAACTCAGAAACAAGCAGTTTCAAGTTTTGTCTTCGGATGTCTTTAGGTCTCATCCTTAAAGAGTAGCTATCTGCTTCCATAGTTGGAACAAGCAAATAGCTATTGCTTTTATAAAAGCTATTAGCTACCATATGTTGCATATGGACCTCCAAACACTCTATCAAACAGACGGCCCGGAAGGGTTAAAGCGCCTTCAGATGGCCGTTGGCGCTAATTACAAGTACCTCTACCAGTGTGCGACAGGACGAAAAACGCCTAGTCCGAAACTGGCAGTGGCTTTGGTAAATGTCGATTCAAGACTCACCCTAGAAGACATTTACCGTGAATTTCAAATAGCGGAGGCCTGAGATGGGAGAATTTGAAGCAGTTCTTCCTCTGTTGAGATCGCCTTGCGGTCGCCTTGCGCCTAAGAATTGCCGGTTATTGCACGTACAGAAGAAAAAAACCGTTCTGCAATGTGCAGCGCGTCTGCTTGAAGCAGTTGCACGTCGATTGCGCACTCTGGATTCATATCTGACGGCACAGCAAGTTTGTAACGAAGGTTGTGGAGAAACTCTGCCGTGAATTTTTCTCCTTTGTCTTCCATCCCAGTAAAGATGAATGCGTACATTTGCTCGAGAAGCATGTTTTGTACTGTCATCCGAGCAAATATTTGCTGGTTGATGTCCTGTTGGTCCATGAGCCATTCCTTTCGGATAGTTGAGTTGGTCGCACAGCGATTCTACTCGTTTGGAATGGCTCTCCATAGTTGCCGTCCCTCCCTCGGCTCCATGCCTATCCCCTTGGGCATGTTCAGCGCCTCGCCGTGTTTGCGCATGGTGGGGCGTTCTTTTTTGTTTTGTGGGTCGGTATTTCATTTCTGCAGTATGCAAGGCCATAAAGTCAATATCTACGTGTGAATCAGGGAGTTATCACCATGAACGTTGAAGATGCAGCCCATGCCATCGCGCATGAATACGAAGGCGGTTTTGAAACACTGGCGTTGCGTATGGGCATTGGTGCAAAGGTATTTAATGGCAAAGTCAATCCCAACGATAAAGGGCACGTGCTTGGCCTGGTTGATTCGTTACGCATGCAGCAGCTCACCGGGCGTTACGACATTCTCTATGCCATGGCAGATACGCTCGGGCACGTATGCATCAAGCGCCCTGATGTTGAGTGTGGTGAGGTATCTAAGCTGCTATCAACGTTCTGCGTTGAATTCGGGGATTACATGCGTGAGGTTGATCGCTCAATGAGTGATAGAAAGATCACCCCGAATGAAGCCAAGCGATTGCAGAAAGAATTGATCGAGATGATCTGTGCGGCTACTCGATTGAATGCCAGCCTAACCAACATGGTGGACGGCTGACATGGACATCATCGACGTTGCCAATGATAGGGCTGATCGTGATCTCAGTATTGCCCTTGCTCAAGCAATGAGACATGAGCCGCCATTGCCTGCTGTTGGCCAGTGCTACAACTGCCTTGATTCATTGCCTGATGGTGTGCGCTTCTGTGACTGTGACTGTCGCAACGACTACACCAACCGCAAGCGCATGGAGTCCATGCGTGGCTGACTCAATCAACCCCGTTCCCCGTGCTGTGACAAGGCATGAGGCAACGGCAAGGACAAACCAGAGTGAAGGGTCCTCCCTGGGCTTTCTACATGCGGGTCATTCGCAGCCCGCGAAAGCGCTAGGGTGTGGAGTTGAAACATAGTGAAAAGCCTCAGAGACGAAATGCCGCTTGTTGCTGCGTTCATCGATGACTGCCGGGAAGATTTTGGCGCGGTCGAGATCAACGGACAGATCCGCAAAGGATTGGCTGGCGAGTGGTGTTTCTGGGCGAGTGAGAATGGTCAAGAAATAGGAAGCCGTCCGCGTACTGCGCAGGACTGGCCCAGCGGAGGGAAGTGATGCAAATTAATTGCAAGGTTCAAGGTATCGATGAGCTTAGGAGAGTTCTGGCTGGGCAGTCAAAGCAGATTGCCTTCGCCGCCAGCAAGGCATTGAATTCCACGGCCAAGAAGGTAGCCGAGGCCATGCCGGCCGAGATCGAGCAGGCGATCAACAAGCCGACGGCGTTCACCAAGCGCGGCGTGCGTGTTTTGGTGTATGCCAATAAATCGAGTCTTACAGCACGCGTCGGTTTCATGGATGCCCAGGCCAAGTACATGGCGTATCAGATCGAAGGTGGTACGCGCATGCCTGGCGCCGGTGGGCTGAAATTACCGAGCGCCATCAAGCTCAATGAATACGGAAATATCCCACGCGGCCTGATCGCACAACTGGTGTCGGTAGCCAACAAGGAACGCAAGCTGGGCAAGGTCAAGTCGCGCCGGATCGCGGTGAGCAACAAGGTCGAGCTGTTCTATGGCGACCCGATTGACAGCCGCGGCAAACCTTACCCGCGAGGCATCTACAAGCGCGTCGAGCAGAATGGCCGGCACCAATTGATCCCAATCATTGTGTTCCCGAAAACGGCTGCGCATTACAAGGCGCGTTTTGCTTTCTTCGACAAAGCCGTTGCCGTGGTGCAAAAAGAATGGCAGCCGCAGTTCAATTCGGCACTGGCTGATGCACTGAGGACCGCACGATGAGCTGGGCGAATTATGACCACGTTGTCGACCAGCTGCAGGCCGGTGGTCTCCTGCTTAAAGACGGCATCGATGTCGGCACGTCACGCCCAGTTCGCTGTTTTGTAGATGGTGGTGGTCGTGAGAAGCGCGGCTGGTACTGGCTTCACGACATTGACCTGACTGACCACGATGGCCAGCGCAAATGCTACATCGTTGGTGCCTGGGGAATCTACCAGGGCAACGACAACGGCAAGACCAAGATCATCCTCAAGCGTGACGGACCGGCGCTGACTGTTGATGAGCGTGAGGCGATCAAGGCCCGGCACGACGCCAACATGAAACGTGCCAAGGCGATCCGCGCCGAGGAAGCACGCCGAGCAGCCGATCAGGCCCAACGTGCCTGGCACAAATACACGCCGGAAGGCGAGTCGGCATACCTCAAAAAGAAACTGGTCGGCGCGCATGGCGTGCGCTTTTCACCTTCGGGCAACGGCACC